AAAAAAACTACCAGTGTGAAATCTGCAACCAAGCCGCCAGCGACCTGCACCACAAAAAAGGTAGAGGGAAGTTCCTGTGCGAGAAGTCCACTTTCATGGCTCTTTGCCGCCCCTGTCACACTTATCTGCACAACAATGTAGCATGGGCGCGTGAAAACAATTATATTATTTACGATTTTAGTTGACGACATGAATTGTGTCATTTAATGTCACATCCATTATGACAACTAAATATCACGAAATATACTCAACATGGGGATCAATGATTCAACGATGCACAAACCCTAAAAGAGATAGCTGGCATCTTTATGGAGGACGAGGAGTAAAGGTGTGTGATAGGTGGAGGGAATTTGAAAATTTTGCTCTTGATATGGGGCCGCGCCCACATGGGACATCAATTGATCGAATTGATCCTAATGGGGATTATGAACCTAACAATTGCAGATGGGCAACACCAAAAGAGCAGGCTGCCAACAAACGGAAAAAAATTGTAACAAACTGCGTTAATTGTGGTGATACTACAGAATCATATGGGATATACCGTTCTTGGCATGGAGAATGTCACGCTTGCCATGAATATCGTCGTCGCAATAAAATTTCAAGACCAACAGATCAAGAGGAAGTAAATAAAATTAAAGGTCAAAAAATTCGCAATGCTACAAAAAAAGCAATATATGGAATTAATACTAAAACAGGAGAAAGAATATTTTTTGAAGCGCAATTAGATGCGAGAAAAATATATGGCAATGGAATCAATAACTGTTTAACTGGCATTTCAAAAACTGCAAAAGGATTTACTTGGCACTATCAAGAAAAAATAACTACATAATCTATGACTACAAATAATACGTTTGAGCCTCGCGTCATCTGCGAGGGAACTGAAGTAAGCGAGAATCAGTATAAGATTCTTTTCCAGCAGAAGTTTAATCAGTGCTGGGTTCCGAAGAAGGACATCCGACTCAAGGAGACTCTAGGAAACCTTTACGGAGAGAAGATGATTCGCATCGTAGTTCCAGAAGAGGTAGCAAATACCTTGGAACTTGAAGGAATCATGGATTAAAACAATTTCGCAGGCAGGTGTAAAATTACCGGATGAGCGGCAGTGGAGCTTGGCTTCGACCCGCCACATCGAACTGGGGGAACGCTGGGTCGTTCATAAGTTTGGCAACCCCCACCTGAAAAGGGGATGCATACCCGTTCCTGCTACTTACTTTGTTCTCTGCCAGAGGCAGGAAACCTACAGAGGCTTGACCACTGAGCCAGCAATGCGAATCAGTGGTATTTACCAATCTCCATTATCATCTGATGAGTAGGAATCATCATCAGAGAAAGATTCGACTGGCTTTTCATCCCGCGCCCAGAATCGGTTAGTTGGGACAGCTTTATCGTTTCCGATAAATACTAGTCCATTGCGCCTAGCCATTTCGAGCGCGTAGATCAAACTATCACTCAAGTCGGGAGAGTAACCTGTTCTTCCCTTTAACTCGTCTTTAGTCTCAATGGCAATCTTCTTGGACTTAATCGTGTATCGGCGCAAGCAAAGTTCCCTAGCCAGATCAGATGCAGGATCAACGCCAAAGAGAACACGGCTCTTGAAGGCGTGATAGCAAGAGTAGTAGTATTCAGATACCAACCTATCGTAAACATCCTTACACGGGCGTTTATCGACTTCAGCGGCTAGTCGGTCAGTAGGTTTACCCATCGAAGAGATAAGAGCGATAGAAGCACCAGAAGACTCAAAGCGTAGCCACTCACGAATGATAGCTTGTCCAACTCGTCCACCATCACCGGAAACGTCCATACCGAACTTAGAAGGCTGGACGCCAGCGGCACGGCACAACTGAACAACTTCAGTAGCAAGTTGGATTTCAAACTCAGCGGCAGCATTCGCGGATAACTGAATGACCTTCTGACTCTCCAACCACATGACACGATTGCGAGTCCCGCGAACAAAGCCTAGCTTGGCAATAGTAAGAACACACCTATCTCCACCGATTGTGAATGCGGTATCAAACCCGGCTACCTTGGTAAAACCTTCAGAATCCCAAAGGGGTTCTTCGTTCGTATCAGCATTACGGATCAGATCGGCGGTAAGAATCGTTTGAGCGAATCCAGACTTCGGCCACCAACCAATAGCGTTACGAACATAGTCGATAGCATTCTCGTCTCCATAACATTGTTTAAGCATGATCTCCTGTTTCTTTCGATCCATTAAGAATGGGAATGGAGATGGTTCATTGGCAGGCGCGGCGAAGTTTGGAGAGCGCATACCATTGTAAAATAAGCATACGCCAGTTCCAGTTTCCCACTTGTCCATGTCTGGACTAACCGAATCGAAGTTAGATGCGCCACTAGGCATGGCCCAGCGGGTGTGAGGATTATCACCAGCAGATGGGTTTCCAATACCAATGAATGTCACATCATTGTTAGCAGATAAGTTAACCTTGGCGGTAATCGCGCCCAGTTCCATTTCTGGCAACTCATCCAAGGCTAACCTAACCCTGTCATTCTTACGACCACGGGTAGTATCAATAGCCTTCTGACCCTCGTTACCTGACTGGAATGCTAGAGCCTTGATGGCATTTCGGTAATCCTTATCCTCATCGTTGGATGCTCCACCCCAAACAATCATGTGGCGATAGTCAATGAGCTTACCAAACTGAACGGCGGCACACTTCCAAAGTTTAGAGATGATACCCCAGATACGATCTTCGGAAGCACCGAGAGTGGTAGTAGCAACCCAAGACGAAGTGCAATGCGGGGCAGAACACCAATCAAGATAAACCCAAAGACCAACAGGAAACGACTTTCCCATCGAAGCAGCCCCGGCTAAACAGATATCTGTATTGTTACAAAGCTCCTCAAGCGTCCTCAATAATTGAGTATTGGTATAACCACGATTGTAGATAGAAACTTCAGTCGGCCATTGTAGTTTTACGGCATTGATGAAATGTTCGTGTGGAGATAGTAATTTAAAGTCACCGATATTGATATTATGTTTAACGCAATACTCTTTGCCATATTCACCACGGCTAATAGAGTAGCAATACAACTCAATACCAAGATCATCCATGTGTTCTGGAAACTGAATGCCGTATTTACGAATTCCTTTGTTTGAAGAAAAAGCTCTTGACATATCAATAAGAAAATATATTTTCCGCGCAAAGGCAAGATGAAACTGAAAAACAAAAATCTCGCACCTGTTGGGGGCTGGTATTGGAAGTATGAGATCAAGCGTGATAAGCTCACGTTCCCGGCGATTGTTTACGGAAGCACATTCAATAGCTTGATTCAAAACATCCGCAAGGACTATACATCGAATGGAATCGAAGTTCCTTCCAATATCGAGCAGATGGTCGAAGATCAAACCTGCCAGCGTCAACCAAGTGATCGTTGCTGGTATAGCGATGGTCTCGGAGACAAGATCGCGCAGGCTATCCATACTGTGGCTGCAACCGCAGACAAGGTTTTAGGAACTAAACTAGAGCATAAAGCTCGCGGATGTAGTTCATGTAACAAACGAAGAAATGCCTTGAATTCATTATCGTAAACGATAAAAGTATAATCCTATGCTCTCCATCGGCCAAGACAACTTTTCCCTTGCTACTTTAGACCAAGACGGCAAGCCACCAGAAACACGAATCTCCAATGCGTCTCACGCTTGGAATATCGCAAATAATCTGCGCCTTGCAAACATCGGGCGCGAGAACAAACGTATCCGTATCTATAAGGCTTACAAAATGTTCCCGCCGACAGGATACAGCAAGCTCGCGGAGAAACGACTTCCTTGGCAATCTGATGTTAATTATGGACAGCTTGGGTTTATCGTAGACAACCAGAAGTCCAGCTACTACGATGTCATTACAGAACGGCAGGCGTGTTGCACAATTAAAAGTAAATTCGGCAATGAAAAAGAACGACTCGTTAACTCAGAGAATATCGGAATCGCCTTTGACCAAGCAATCCGCGAATGGCCCGGATACCTCTACAATACAGAGCAAGACCTTGAAGAGATGCTTCTGTATGGAAAGGGAATCGGAATGTGGGATAGCCCACTTGGATGGATGCCAGAACACGTCTTCCTATCCGACCTTCTCTTTCCAGACGACATTAGGATCGACTTCTGCAACCTTGAGGAGTTTGTCCGCCGTGTCCGTCTAACCCCATACGAACTCTACAAGAAGATTGAGAATCGTGCGGCGGCAGAAGCGATGGGCTGGAATGTCGATGCGGCTATTGATGCTATCCGATTCCACCGCGCATTTACAAACCACCGCAAGACCCGCGAGGATTTCTTCCGCACGATCAGCGAAGCAGGATTCAACTGGTCACTCTCTGTGAACCAGAAGATTGACCTCTACGAAGTATACTGGAGGGAGTTCGACGGAAAGATCAGTAAGGCGATCATCCTTCAAGACTACCAACCAATCGCTGACTACATCAACTCTAATGTAAAGGGAGGAGGAAAGATCAGCGATGATGATGTCAGAACCCAGCACGGGTTTATGATGCTTAAGGTAGGACTCTTTAACTCATGGGATGAGATCATGTATATGCTGACCGACTCAGTTGGTAGCGGACTCTTCCAAGACATCAAGAGCCAAGCAGAATCTGCGTTCGTAGCCTGCCGTCAGTATGACTTCACAATGAACTCGCTGGTGGATGCAGTGCGACTCAATTCAATGTTGATGATCGAAGGCCAAGGCCCAGACTCAACCAAGATGTTGAAGCAGATGGAGTGGTTGCCAATCAGCGTCATGCCAGACGGGGCTAAGTTCATCCAGAACCGCTTCCAACTCCCAGTAGCAGAGAGCATGAACTTCATGCAGTTCTTCATGGGAGATATGTATAGGGGCATGGGGCAGTATCGCATCAACGCTCCGACTGCTGGAGGAAAGCAACGCACCAAAGGCGAAGCAGAGTTAGATGCGGCTGAATCCGCTAAACTCTCTGGAACACAGATTCGCCGATTCAATGAGTGCCAGACTCTTTACTTCAAACAACTCTACAAACGCTTCGTAAACGCCAAGTCCAGCGATGATGGATATGAGTATGTGAAGAAGTTCTACGAGATTCTTGAGGAACTTAAAACTCCAAGGGAAGCCGCGCAATGGAAGAACATCACCAGCATCCGTTCTAACTTGATCAATGGTGCAGGTAGCCCATCGTTCAAACTCATCACCGCTGAGAAGCTATTGCAGATCACAGCAATCACCCCAGCGAACGAAGGCCAAGAGAACGCAGTTAAAGACGCAATCGCAGCACTCTCTGGGCGAGACAACGTAGCTCGCTACCGGAATACCAAGATCAGCAAGATTGATGATACGACTCGCGTTATCGGATTTGAGAATGCTGGTATGACTGATGCGTTCGTTAACCCAGCCAACTTCCCTGTGCTGCCAACCGATCCACACATCGAACACGCTCAAGGTCACTTCCAAGACTTGGTGATGCAGTTGCAGATGAATATGCAGTCTATCCAGCAAGGTCAACCAGACATTGCTGATCTTTCTCTGGCCGTTCGCTCCATCAAGTTCAAGGGTGGTCACATCATGGCGCACGTGGAGTATATTGCGAAAGACCAAGGCAAGCAGGACTTCTTGAAACAATTCATGCAGGGAATGAACGAGGCGCAGAAGATAGCCGACGAACTTCAGTCTGTATACGTGGAGATGGCACAAGCCGAAGCTCAAAAAGGTGGCCAGCCAAACTCCGAGGAAGACATCAAACTTCAATACCTCGCCGCCAAGTCTGGTATCGAAATCGACACCAAGAAGAAGCTCGCCGACATTTCGATTGGCAAGGCATCCATCAGCCACGCTCAACGCACCGAGCAGCGCAAGGAACAAGGTATCACTCAACTCGCACTCCAGAAAGCCAAGGCTCGCGCCGAGATTCAAAAGGCGAAAGCAAAGATGGCGGCAGAGCAAGGAGAGCCAATGGAAGAAGAGGTAGAAATCGAAGAGCCAGAGGAGATGGAAACCGAAGAGGTAGAGACTCCAGAGGCAACAGAAGTAGTTGAGATGGAAGTAGAGGAGCCGCCACCAGCAACGCTATGAACGCAAACAATCTTCGTCCAGATAATACAGTAAAAGGAATGGGATTTCTTGGTGCAATTCCAAGACTTGATAATCCTAAAGATGTCTCTACCGAAGTGTCTATTGGGATTGATTGGGGAACAGGAGAAAAACTTATCCCTACAATGGTTCCAACGCTTGATGACAATGAATTGAAATATCTTCTTTCGACTTCAGCGGATAAATTAAACACTGTAAATCCAGATCTAAATAAATCTATCACACGAAAAGCGGTTGAGTTTGCAAAACAGAGAGAATCACAAGGTCTTCCTTTTTTCGCTCAAGAAGACGAAGTTCCTCAAGAAGCTAGAAAAATCAAAAAATCAGTTCTTGGATATCCAATCGTTGAGCCAGACGAGGAGCTGCTTCAATGGTTCAAACAGAATCCAGAAACAACAGGAATGCAATGGGGAGTTGGCAAGAACGAATCTCCAAAAGACACTCCGCGTTCTATTGTTCTAAATCCATTTAGCAAATTAAATGAAGATCAAAAAATGGCGGTAGCAAAGAATGAAGCTATCAGACATTTCATTGATGAGAAAAACATCATACCAAAATTCAATCTAACTCCAGAACAAGAGAAGGCATTTGCTGGAACTCAATATGGAAAGATTGCAGATAAAACCCCGCTCAAGCAAAGCATACTGGCGCGTATCCTTACGGGAGATGAATCAGTAGGAACAATAACTCCAATGCAAAAGCGTTGGGCCGACTGGCTAAAAACACAACTACCAAAAGAATGACAACCGAAAAAGTAAAATCCCTATGCGCGGCAATAACAACACACGAAGATTGGAACAAGCTACAGGCTTACTTGTTGCTTAACGTAAACCCACCAGAAGGAGTAACCACGCTTATCCATGCAATCAAAACTATTGATGCTATTGGAACAGAAGAACAAGGAGAATTCAAAAAAACCAAGTCTTCTTCAAGAAATAAAGAACCTAAAGACGGCACGATTGACCCAGACCTCGACGAAATCTAATTTATGGCAGACACAAACGACACAGCAGAAGTAATCAAGGAACTGAAGGCTAAACCTCAAGTTCCGATTAAGGGCAACACATCTGACTTCCTCAAGAAGTTCAGCAAACAACAAGCTGACGATGGCAAGCCTAGTGCTACCAATGTCGGTGATCCTAACCTTGGAATACCTAAATACAATGAAGAAGAACCGCCCGAAGAACCAACTGGAGTCACTGAAGCTGAAATCACGTCTGACCGAACAGGGAAGAAAAAAGGATTCGTTGAACGTCAAATCGAAGAGAACCGCAAGCTCAAAGAAGAACTGGAGAAATACAGGAAAGAAGAAGTCCCCAAGTTTGAAACAAAAATCCAAGAACTTGAGCGAATGGTCTCCGAGTCAACATCGACTAAAGAAGCCAACCACTACCAAGAACAGCTCAACAAAGCTAACCAAGAGAAGCTGGAAATTGAGCAACAACTATCCGAGCAGATCAAAGACCTACGAGGAAAACTGGATTTCCACGATATCACAAGCAATCCTGACTTTAAAAAGAATTACATCGATCCCATCAAGAATACTTATGATGGTGCGAGGCAGTTGCTGGCGAATGATCCAACGCTTCTTTCAACATTCTCCCGTGCTGTCAATGCAAACTCCTCCATCTTCAATGCGGCATCCGAAGAAGATCGTCGGGCAGCAGAGATTGACCGAGACCAAGCGTTTGAAGAAATCACGAACTCGCTCTCGCAATTCAAGCAATACCAGTTCGCGGAGCAAGTCAACAGCTTCATCAAAGCAACTAACAACCACCATTCAGCCCTCGTTAATTTCGAGGAAACTAAACAAAACATCCTTCAAACATCAAAGCAACGCGAGCAAGAAGGGCGCAACAAATATCTGAATCAATGGAAAGAAGGGTATAAGAATACCCAGCAGGAAATTGATAACGCTACTGCGATCCCAGATGCGGTTGCTGATTACATGAAAGAAAAGGGAATCAAGTATGACTTGTCCCGCGATGAGGCTATCGCATTAGCAGCCACTCAACAGAGTAGTGAGCAGGCATCAGTTGAAGACATGAACCGCTTGATCCACCAAGGCCGCGCATATCAGAAACTGCAAGCTCAACTTAAAGCATACCAAGAGATGGTTAAAGAGAAAGACGATTATATTTCACAACTGAAAGGATCGTCACGCATCTCTTCATCTCCAAGTGCAACAGATTCCCAGAAGCCAAGAATGAGTATGACGGAGGGACTGGCCGCGAAGATCGCAAGATTCTCGCCGCAAAATCGAGTAACTGCATAGCCCATCATTCCTAGTTCTGGTTCATGAGCAGGGGGAGGTAGAATTTGGCTACCTCCCCCTAACTTTTTTTTAAAAATATCTCTTGACACTCAAATCAAGTGATTGCATTGTCCCGCACAAGAGATAGCCGAAATTATCGTTTACGATAAAATTAGGGATTCAGCCGCACTCTGGCTGGCGAGTTTTCGATCTCGCATGAAAAACGATTTCTGGACAGAAGAAACTCTGGGTTGAGTCCAGCAGAGGAAACCAAGCACTCGCTTGCTATTCCTCTGTGGCATAGTTTAGCGGTGCAAAACTAAACTAAACAAAAATCAAATAAATCAATGAGCGATCAACTCTACTTCAATAGTTGTGC